AAATAATTATAAAACCCACTATCGTAAAACTTCTAAATATGAACTTTAAAGTAGTGTTAAGCACCATGATTGACAACGCACAGTTGTTGGTCCGCCCTGAGACGGGTGTTGCGTGCGAAAAAATCATGTCGCTGAAAAGCGCCATGACGGTTGCACTGAAAAGTGTAATCAGAACGAACTCTTCACCAGGCTTGGCACATGTTGTGCTGAAGTTTAAGAAATCAATTTCCGTGCTATTAATGGCGGCATTAGCCGCCTATTATAAACGCATGGTTGTACAAAGTTTCTTAAGAACCTGGTTGAAGAGATTGAGAGAAAAATTTGGACCTAGGATCTTTACTTGGTCGATTTTTAATGTGAGTTCTTCAATCTCAGCCGACTATCGTAGGCTGTTCAAGGAGAACGATGTACACACGTTGTTGCAACACGACACCCCCAAACACCATAGCCACCCTGGCGAGGCCGTAGAGCGCTGTAAAGCCAACACATTTATGAACAATTTTGTCACTTCGTGCGGCAAAACGCTTTATAGTGTTGAGATGAGCACCCCTGAAGCCGAACATGATGTTAGAGGTACGCGCCATTATCATGTGGCGAAAGACCTCCAGATGAAGCCTAAGCGCGATCCCCTGTTACCCACAGATGTTATTAAAATGACAGATGTGGATTACTATGTGAATATGCCCAGTTACCTAAACGGACATATGTTGATACTTTACACGTTTGTCCCAGACAAACCTGCTGGCGTGAGCCAGGAATCAACATATTGTACGTTGAGCAACGGCAATATTGAGATGGTGGTAAACGGAGGAGCACGCTATGAACACCCGCTATGGGACTACGACACCGATCACGTTGTTGTGGACCACTGGTGGGGAAGTATGGTATACCTGGTGGAAGCAAAACAGTTTGCAATGCAACGCCGCGTTTATTTATTCGTACCCGTACGGACCGTATATACGCCCTTAGCCTGGCTGATACCCGGTCGACGATTGTCGTACCGCGAATTAATTTCCGACGGCGTAGCCTACGTCAAATCACAAAAAATCGTCTCTGAGAACATGCTAACACAGCACTCCTACGCTCCGTTCGGTAGCACCAATAGTGTAACTATTAGTGACACCGTCCGCGATGCGATACGGATGCGGTGCAGCATGGCTAAAGACCCACAAATCTCCGACATCGAACGGATCCTAAAAGCGTATAACGTAGAGGACTCGGTCTCAGGAGCCACACTTTTGACCACCTTATGGCGCGCAACGCCACAGGTATTTGGATTAAATACGCGACAGATAACCCCTTGCATCGTAGATGCTGTGAATTATCAAGCCGTATATCCATTGGTAACTGAAGATGGCAAACCTGTAGTTCGACCGATAGCCCCTGCGTATGCAGAAGATGCATATGCGCCACGACGATCCCTCAATAACGACACAGCATGTCTACAAGGTAGAATACATGATGTGAAGAATAAAGTGAAAACGTATCCTCCATTCTACGTGAACTGCATAACAGAGTTCGTAGAATTGTTAATACCTAAAGCTCATATCGGCGTCCCCTACGACCAAAAATTCGTAGAAGACCGGATGACACGACCCGCTCAACGAGCCAAAATAGCGAAGTTTAAACAGTTCGCAGGATTGGATAGTAAGTGGTCAGTGTCGTCGTTCCAAAAGGCCGAAACGTATGGCAAAATAACACACCCGCGAAACATATCAACTGTTCCTACAGATCATTTGGTCCGATTCGCAGGTTATTGCTACGCGTTGAGCGATAAGTTGAAGGAACAACACTGGTACGGGAGTGGAAAACACCCCAAAGTCTTAAGTGATGCCCTATACACTAAAACCGCCACTGCGCAATTTGTCACCCCAAGTGACATTTCGCGGATGGACGGTAGTATGGGACCATTGCAGACCGCACTAGAGAAAGCTGTTTTTGCCCGATTCTTCCCATTTGAATATCATCAAGAGATAACTCGCCTTTTGAAGAAACAGGAATACGCGAAAGCGTTCACTGCTTTTTCATTGATGTACGACACAACAGACACGACATTGTCGGGTTCCAGCGACACCACGTTACGTAACACGTTGGCCAACGCGTTTGCTTGCTATGTAGCCCTCCGAAG